GAGGGCGAAGAATCTTGGTAACAGACGAAGCCAATTGGCCCACAAGATGAACAATCCCGTAAGCGTAAGAACCTTCAGCCGGAACATAGGAATAAGGAACGAATGGATTGATTTTCCGGCGAAGCGTGTCTTCCTGATCCCAATTCCGGCGAACCTGTAGTATCAGATTGCTTTCTTGCTCTACCGTGATGACATAAGGAGAACTATTGCCGTCCTTGTCTCCAAACTGGTCATCCTCAATGCAAAGGTCGGCATAGACCTCATAAAGCCTGTAGCCGTCCTCGTTGGTGATTCCGGGTTCCTGGCCAGACTGTCTAGCCTTGGCTGCCTCTACGTCAGGCAGATTCTCCATCGAAGCGGTAATGTCGCAATCCCGGTAAACCTTCTGGCGCTGAAGCGTCTTTACCTCGTCAAGCGATTTGCGAACTTGCTCAGTAAACCGAGGACAAAGATCCAGGTTGTCAAACCCGTAGGGAATGATGAAATCTTCGGCTTTTACAAACTGAGTTGTGACGCGGCCTAACTTGGGGTGAAAGTAGATCTTCTTGAGAGCAAATCCGATCTGAGCCTCTGCGAATAGAAGCCTATCGGTTTCTGCCGCATGTTCCGGCATCTTGTCCTGGATGTAGCGGTTAAACTTGCGCTGGGCTTTCTCAAGGGCTACCTGAGTCTTGTAATCAAGGCCCTCTTGGGATTCAATGGCAAGCTTTGCCGTTCCCTCTGGAGGAAAGAGTTTTACTAGGGCTCTCGACTGAAAGCGAGTGATCGCTTCCAGCATCATTGGGTGAACTACTCCACAAGCGCCCTGCCAAGGAGTTGAGCGCTCCTCGTCCTCGACGCCTAAGTATTTAAGGCTCTCTTCAAAAACGTGCTCCCACTTCTCGCGGCCCAAAATGTCCTCGTCAACTTCCTGAAGAAGCTTGCTGGAAAGTTCACCAAGGTCTGATTCAGAGAGGTCTTCAGCCAGGTTGCCATCGAACTTCTGCTGGTCTTCAGACTCTTCGGCTTTCTCTGGATCGTCATAGTCGATCATCCCTGGATCAGAGATATCGATATCCGCAGACAGTTGGCCTGGAAAGATGCTTAAGTTATCGGGAGTGGAAACAGGTCTGCCTACGTTGGTGGTCACTTAGACTTGAGGGTAGCCAGCAAGTCTAAGTCAGATTGGCCTAATAATAAGCCCTATCAATGACTTCAGCATCTTCGTCTTCTTCGTAGGGCTTATCGTTGGCTGTGGCCACCAATCGGCCTGCCCTTATGTGCCGGATAGCGTAGGCCATCGTGTCGGCAACGTCGTCATTCTCTGCACCAGGGAAGTCGGCAAGCTCTTGGATTGCTTCTTCGTTCTCAAGGGTTGGAACGTAGTGACAGTAACCGGAAGAAACAACATCTGAGATTGAGTAGATGCGGGTTGCCTTATCTTCTCCTGGCTTTGGAACAACGCCCTCGGTGTAGATGCCGGCCTCAGCCAGTTCAGATCGTAGCGCTGGTCCAGAAGACTTGGCTTCAATGAGAACAGCGTCCGGCTCCCATTCCTTTATTAGCTCTTTTACCTTTATCTTGAGATTGCCAAACTCAAGCTTTTTTTTGTAGGTGTAGAGCAATATAATATGGTTCTCTTCGCGCTCTTTGGTGGGATCGTCAAACCTGAAAACACCCCAAACGGTGCAGGCCGTAGGGTTGGCCCTCTTCTTGATGCTTTGCGCCGTATCTAAGACCATGAGGGTGAAAAAGCACTCAGGGGTGACATAATCACCATCCTGGTTCATTTGCTCCCAAGGTCTCCACCAAATGCGAGGAACGATGGAATTCTCAGCCGCAGTAGGATTCTGCATGTACTGGGCATTCCAGAACACTGGCAGCATATTGTTCTTCTTTTCGAGAAGATCTTTAGTTGGCCAGTATTCGGGGAAATTGCTCTCCCCGTTCCCGTCAAGTGCTGCAAACTCTATGGACTCGTATTTGTCTGCATTGGAGTCCAGACGCATCGCTCTCTGGACTTTGCCGATTGGATCAGCCTTAGACCAGCGAGTAGCGATCATGACGATTGCACCTCCAGGCTGCAATCGCTGTAATGGACCCGTTTGAAACCATGTCCAAGCTGCATCAAAGGCTTTGGGATTGCCAGTCTTTGCATCCTGTTCGTTTACGATATCATCGCAAATTAGAAGGTGAGCGCCCTTGCCAGCTACGCCCGAGTCAATGCCAAGAGCAAAGTATTCACCGCCCTGATTGGTGGCAAATGCACCCGAACCCTTGCTGTCCTTGGAAAGCGTTACTCCTGGGAATATCTGCTTGTAGATATCCGATTCCATGATGGCCTTGACCTTACGGCCAAAGACCTTAGCGTTCCCAGTGTTTGCAGACGCCTGAATGATCTTTTTGTCAGGGAAGCGCCCCATGAACCAGGCTGGCAAACAAATGCTTCCTAGTTCGCTTTTGCCCCAGCGAGGAGGCATTGAAATAGTGAGACGCTTGAGTCTTCCGTCTGCTATTCGCTCAAATGCATTTGCAAGCTTATGATGCTGCCCCTTAGAGGAAAAATGGGCTACAAGAGGGTTGGTGAGTCGAACGAATGTCAGAAAGTCTGTTCTGGCTAATTCAATCTGCTCCAACTCTCTAATCCTGGTGATTGTGGCCAGTAGGTCTCTCTGCTGATCCCTGGTCAGTTGGTCAACATTGAGGTTGGCGAGAAATGAGTTAAACTCTTCCCGGCCTAGCTTTTGTACTTCAGACACTCAGAAGCCGCCAAGATACCTTACAAAGAACTCATAAGCCACGAAAAGAACATTGCAAGCAAAGCTGATGCGGAAGGCCCAGCGATAGTGCTTTAGAAGATCAATCGCAAGGCCCTGCGTTACTTCGACCACACGGCTTATCCCCATGCGTTCGCCAAGCCAGTAGGCCCGTTCAAGTTCGGTTATTTGGTCTTTATCTTCCATACAAATGCTTAGGGCAGACCCGAGCTTAACCCGCGATCTGCCCATGTTTTAATTGCCCTCAGCTCTACAGCGTCATGCTGTCAGAACCGGCAAGTTTGTTTGTTTTGGAACTCTCGTTCACAAAACTATCTTGAGTGGGTGTTTAGGCTTTGAATGTGCCGTTATAGGCTCATCGTCATAATGACGCCTCTCCAGGAATCATCGCCCTCGATCCGAAGCTCAACCTGCGTTTGCCCGTCTGTCAGAAGGATCTCTACGTTATTAGAACCAACGTGCTTAAGAAAGTCGTTGATATGGCTTGCGTTAAGACCAATCTCCACTTTTGTCCCCTGGTAGTCGCAATCAACAGAATCCTCGCCGTCTCCGCTGTCTTTCTTGGCTTCCATGCTTATTAGGCTATCTTCAAAAGTGAATTTAGCAGCTTTTGATCTGTCGTCAGTCATGCAGCAAATGCTATTGACAGAATCAGAAAGAAGCTTGCTGCTGACAACGGCTTTCATCAAGTCGCCCTTGGGAAAAACCCTCGCACAATCAGGGAAACGTCCGGGAACCGAAACTGTATAGAGTCGGCGACTTCCAAAGCTAAAGAACACCTTGTTCTCTTCAACACTGATATCGACCATTGCAGCCTCGTCAGCCTTCGCAGCCAATTTAATGACCTCGTTTATCGCCTTACGAGAGATCATTGCTTTAATAGGCTCAGAAACGCTCAGAACAGTCTTGTATTCAGCGTAGGAAAGTCTGTGGCTGTCTGTTGCCGTCACCGCAAAGCCGTCCTTCTTCAACACAAGCTGAGCAGCCGTCAATGTAAACCGAGAATCCTCGGTGCTGATGGCAAAGGCTACTCGTCCAAAAGCCTTGGCAAGCTCTAGAGCTGGAACCGTGGCGTCAGGATCGCCCATGAGCGGGATTATCGGGAAAGCTTCAACATCAAGAACTGGGAAGCTGGCAGCTTTCTTTCCACATTTGAACCTGGCCCTTCCCTTTTGCGAAACCACCACCGAAAGGCTTTCGTCTGCTGGAAGAGTGCTTGCCCATTTGTAGATATCTTCTGAAGCAATCAGAATCTCTCCCTCTTCAATCACGCTGGCATGACAGCCGCTCAAATAACCGATCTCCAGGTTGGTAGCAGCAAGTCCAAGGGTTTCCCCTCT